AAGGAAGGTGAAACGTATGAACAAGTGCTGGCGAAGCTATCACCTGAGCGTCGTGAAATCTACGAACGCATGGACCTCGATAAGATGCATGAGGCTGAAGCGAAGCTGGCAAACTTCTTGAATGGCTACGACTAGAAGGTTACCGGAAAAGTCCTATAAATAAAATCACATGTCGAGTGCCATCAAGTGCTCGTTATAGGACAAATCCAAAATACATACCATGAACAAGAAAGTCAGCTTCAGTCAAGCTCCAGCATACCTCACCAAAGTCAAGAAAGACGTATCCAAAGGAGCTTCCAAATCGCAACGAACCGAAGTGGTTCAGGAAAAGCGCCATGAGAAGATCAACTTCAAACAGTACCTCCGCGATTTGCAAGAAAGCCAGACATCCGTAAAGGATGAATTTGAAGACATCACTCCGCTGAGCCTGAACTCGGCTGTGAAGCATGATGTCCGCGACTATGACGATTCTCTAGTCGAACACCTCCGCCTCATCAACTTCGGTGGCGCTGAAGAAATTCAGTTGGTCATCAAAGAAGAAGATTGGGACCTCATCGCTGATCTTCAGCTAGACGAGTCAATGACTGTCTACTCAGAACATGACGAACGCTGGTACGTCACCCGCTCACCTTCCAACCACCTAGTATTCGAATGCCACGAGCTTAACGAAGGCGGCAAATTTGATTTCAACACTGTTGTGAAACGGTTGTCATAACTTCAAGTTGCGTTTTCGTCAGAAATCCTCGTTGCAAAAGTATAATAGCTTCATCAGTTCGACATGCAGTTCGAACCATACAAAAATAATATTTTTAGAGGATGTTCAATGGAACTAGTTCTACGTTCGGCACGTCGCCTCGAGCGCGAAATCGAAGCCGAGATTCAGCTGCAAACCAACGCCATCAACACTCGTGGCGTTGCAGTTTCGATCTACGGTGACTTCGACACCACCATCGCCCAGCTCCAAGAGCAAGGCGAAGCTCGTATGGCCAAGCTGTCGAATCTGATCGAGATTCGTGCTGCGATTCGCAAAGCGATCGAAACCAAGAACGAGACTTCTGGTCTCAACGTCAAGATCAATCGCGAAGCGATGCTCAAGGCGAAAGCCAAAGTACTGACCCAAGTGGTCGGCACTGAGCTGACCGACAGCGAGCGTCTGATCGCCTCCAAGCGTTTCGAAGCGCTGAAGAACTCTGGCGGTACTGTGTCGGACTACGGTTCGCACAATGACACGGTCCAAGTACCGCACGTCATGAGCGCAGCATCCGTTGCTGGCTACAATGCTCAAGCCAAAGAGATTCAGCGTGAGCTGCTGAAACTGGTCGATGAGATGACCGCGATCAACACTTCGGTGACGGTCACCGTAAGCGACGAACATGTCGCTTACCTCGAAGCGAATAGCTTCGTGCTGTAAAAGTTGTGAGGGAGCCATCCGGACATTGATTTGATTGTGCACTTTTTAGGCGATCATTTACTCAAAAATTCGGATGAAGTTCTTGTTAGCGGTTCTAAACATATCGGTTCTTGTTCTCTACCAAAGAGTGTTTTCCTGTCCCCGCTTTCTGAACTTTCTGTTTGCATGTTGATTTGTTGGACGCTCGTCATGTTCCCAATGATTCAGCCTGCCCTTCTTATTGATTGAAGGTTGGTTCCCTCCTCTACCTCTCTATAAATAATCTCACAACATACTGAGATTATAGGATAGAGAAATGCTAGTAGTTCCTGTCAAAGGTGATACGATCACCACCAAAGATGGTCCGCAGTTCAAGGTAGATTCCTATACGAACTACAAGACCGATCCAGCCGTTTACGTCGATGTTCCGCCAGGACAGAATTCGATCGTCTACTTCCAAGACATCGAAGAAATCAATGGCGTGAAAGTAGAGTACAACAAGAGCGCCAAAGTGTTCACCTCACTCGGCGTGATTAAGCGCAAATACAATCTTCCACAGCCAAAGGACTTGATCACTGTTGAACGTCCTGACTCACTGGATGATGGCGCTGATAACGATACAAATGTCAAAACACTAAAGCTCCATAGTCGTGCTATTGGGCTATCAAGGGGGTTGGTAATCATCGACACCGAGGATAATGTGTTTTCACTATCGGATGTTACGAACATCGACCGTGAAGTCGGTGGCGAACACTTCGACCGCAAGAAATTTGCGAAGTACTACAAAGACTACATGGGCCGCAAATGATGACTCGTGATGAATGCGTAGCGACCTTCCGCAAGTATGGTTTCACCGAAGATCAAATCGTGAATTATGCAGTGCAAATCCTTGGCGCAAAGTCCGGCTCGATGCTTGAGCTGAAAGGTACTCCAATGAAATGTTTCTTAGATACTTCATTGAACGTGGTTTACAACGGCGGCAAGCGATACAACAAACTAGAAGAAGCCATCAAGACGTTCGTCGCGATGTAACAACAATGAAAATCTCAGAAATCCTAATGGTGGCTGAAGACGTCAGCCAACTCCAAGTAACACAGAAGAAGGTCGACTTCCGCGCCGATCAGCAAGCAGCGTATGCTCGTTCCAAGTGGCATAAGGCTCAAGCACAGAAGTACAAAGGCAAAGATGATCCTGAAAGCCAAGCAGCTTTCCAGGCGCATGATGAAGCCGAGACCGATTGGTTGATGATCAGCCAAGAGTACACGCACAAGAATCCAACCGTTGCGTTCAAACAAGAACAACGCTCCGCTGCAAAGCTAGAGAAGTCGAAGCTAGCGATGAAGGATTTGGAGTCGTACAAGAAGATCAACGAAGGCGTTGTCGGCGAACGCGTCGAGTTCACTGACTATGACGATTGGAAGAACGCTTTGCCTGAGAAGCATAAGTTGTTCAAGAACGGCATGATCGAAAAGGCTCGCACCACTGGTGAAGCGATCGATGGTGTGGTTGGTGAATACGATCACAACAAGAAGTTTGGTTGGATTTACGGCATTCACACTAAGTAATGCGATAAATATCTCACACATTCCCCTAGGTCTGTGTATAATGCTTCTCATCGATTGTTGCTGTCTTGAGTGATATGAGGTCGTTCTCGCTGAAACAGTCGATGTATCCTCCCACAAATGTGGTCGTGTATGCGTAAAGGGTAACTCGAAAGCCGTCATACAGCGGTTCCGGTGTACGAGTAGTTTGTTCTGGCTATACCTCGTATCCACTCTTAACCAGAATTATTGTTGTATGAAGTTGATAAAAAGGTGTTCAAGCACGCGGGTTCGATTCCCGCCAGGTCCACCATAAGGAATATTCGGACGTTGTGGCCACAACGAGCGTTTGGAGTAATCCATCCCCCTCAAGGACGATTGGGCTTTGAGATTTCTGAGATTCCTTATGATGGGCCTGAACATGGTCTCGATTGGGCGCATGAGTATTGATATGGACAACACGTCACAGCGGACGTTAAACCTAAACTGTAATACCTGCAAACGACAATTCGTTCCGCATGGCTGCTTGATCCTAACGGATCAGGTGTAAGCCGGAGTTTTGGAGGCTGTACTTAGCAACTAGAAACAACCCAAATGAGAGGAGACTTCGGTCTCCTCTCATTGTTTCTGCTTCACGAACACATAAATAAAGAAAAAAGTTCGAAGCATGAAACTCACATTCAAACAATATATCGAAGAACGAAAAGAACACCATAGCACCGAACAGTTCAAGACTTGGTTCGGGTTAAGCAAGGCCGTCGACGCTGACGGCAATCCTCAAGTTCTCTACCACGCAACGCCACATGACTTTGAAGCATTCAAGGTCGGCGGCATCGATCCTAAGATCAGCGGCCACGCAATTTGGTTGACCAACGATAAGCACAAGCAACCAGCCGGACACAACATCAACAGTCGTAAGAGCAAGTATCGCGAAGGCACGAATGTCATGCCAGTGTACGCGAAGATTCTACGTCCGCTCGTCATCGACGATAAGGACATGCTTGAATGGGCACAGGCTGTATTTGCTGATGGTTCAAAAGAATTCCCGCAGTTCATGCCGAAGAAGTGGAAGGATGAAGTCACCAAGGATGGCGAGTATGATGGCATCATCTTTGACGGCAAGAAGCTATGGGGCGATAGTTCTCACGTAGAAATCATCGTCTTCGATCCAAAGCAAATCAAGTCCGCAATCGGTAACGACGGCACCTACAACCCAGACGACGAGCGTATCACAAAATGAAATCATTCAAGACACACATGTTAACAGAGCAAGCGAAGGCTAAGCACGCGCTTCGCTTCCTAGATTACGAACACAAGGAACACTCGGGCATCGTGAAGAAGATTCGCGATGAACTCGAAAAGGCATGGACAAAGATTGCAGCAAGGTACGAGCCAGTCGATGCGTCCGAAGTCGACGAAGATTCAAAGTACTTCGATCAGGTTGAGTTCACTGCTAAGGAAGCTAAGGTCGGTCGTTTCGGCGATAAGAGTGCTGTGTACCCATCCGTGAAGATCGGTGGAGCGTATGACAAGAATACGCGTAATGAGTGCAAGAGGGCACTTATGGCTGAGGGCCATAAGATTCTAGACAAGTACAAGGATAGATTGAACCAGGACGTTCCTGGTAAGCCCTTCGCCGTTTCGCAAGAGGACGGTCCGTTGGGAGAGATTCGTCTGAAGTTTAAGACTGGTGAATATACCAAAACAATCTTCATGGTAGCAGTGGAGCCGGGCTACAAATTTGAGCGCGTGTACCTGAAAGATTATTTGGAGAAATAAGCAGATATACATCAGTCGGATGTATAATTGACTCACTGCGAAATGTCCTTGTTTCGCAGTGACGGTCCAGAAAATCGCTTCATAAATACTTATGAAGCAGTGCTTCGGAACCAGGCAGTACTCATAACAAAAATAATAAAAGGAAGACCCAGATGACTGTTCCACCAAATTCGCCGCAAGACATCGTCCTATTGGATAGTGTGTCCTTGACCAACCTCGGCGCATACATGCTTTTCGAAGAAATCCACGAAGACTCGTCTCTGCGTCTTTGCGAATATCTGCTAAAAGCAAATATGATCTGCGATCCACGTGATACGCTAACTCTATTCATCAACTCACCAGGCGGATCAGTTACCGATGGCTGGGCGATCATCGACGTGATGGAATCATCCCGCGTTGACATCCAAACCGTCGCACTAGGTTGCATCGCATCAATGGGCGTCTTGATCTTCGTTGCCGGTACTAAAGGCAAACGTGTCATGGCTCCTAAGACTGCTGTGATGACCCACCAGTTCTCAACTGCATTCTACGGTAAGCAACATGAATTGATCGCGGCTCGCAAGTTCCACGATACTCTCGAACAGCAATTCATTGCTCACTTCCTACGTCACACCAAGATGACGGAAAAGCAAATCCGTGAATTCCTCCTAAAGCCAAGCGATACTTGGCTCACCGCAGAAGAATGCTTGAAGCTAGGCATCTGCGATGAGATTCGTAATCCGTTTGACGACGAGGAAGAGCCAGCAACTCCAGCTAAGAAGAAGCCAGCCAAGCGTACTAAGAAGGCTGCAGCTGAAGAAGCCGCTTAACGATCGCCAAGAATGAGGGAGTCGAGTTTTGCGATTCCCTCAAGGATCATCTGTGCTTGTTGTTTGTAACCCTTGCGGATCATGAATTCGTAGCGGTCAAGCATGATGGTCTTTTGGCCGATGAGCTGATCGGGAGTCATTTGATCCCATTCATTTGGTTTTACCTCTTTCTTTTCTTCTTCCATTTTACTTCTCCTATTTTTATGTTTAACGTATTTATTGGTATCATTCTGGGCTGTATTGCCTACTACGGCAGCATCGATTTCGCAATCGCAATCGGTATCCTCCTGCTGATCTTCAACCCGCGTATCGTCGTCCGACGTGTCGCTCCTCAAACCGACCAGGCTTCGCTCCAGAAGCTAATGGACGATCAACCCGTCGAATCGTACTCCGACAACATCATCGGCAAGTACATGGACAACCCTATCCACGAATTCATCGTGATCAAAAATCAAGCGACAGGCGTCTCCCGTCGTTTCGACTACTTTGATATTATTCCACGTAACAACAGCGGTATCATCACCGACTCTCCCAAACCCGGTCAAGTGTACCTCAACACTGGTCTGATTTACCAAGACTCCGGCGTCGTTGTTCCAACCAAATAATCTCAAAATAATATGGATCACTCTATCGTTCCGATCGAGTGGAAGAAATTCCTCTCGGCTGTTCAAACGCTGTTCCCTGATGCGGTCATTGCCGGTGGTGCACTTCGCGACCTGATCGTCGAGAAGCCAATCAAAGACGTCGACATCTTCATCTCCGACATGGACATGCAAGCCGACATCGACGAGAAGCTGAATACGCTTGCTGAAACTCTAGGCATCAAGGTCCTCACTGAAGAGGATAAACCAGATCGCGACTTCATCCGTATCGACAACGATTTCAAACAGATCAAGAACGACATCCTCGATCGCAATGTCGCAGTAGCGATGAGCAAGAAGGCGTCAGAATATCTTGACTCGGACGATCAGCGATCCGTATACGAATCCTTCATCAACTACATCGTCACCGTCAAGTACAACAGCGTGCTGTACCAGCTGATCTTTGTCGAAGCTCCAACTCGCCAATACGTGTACAACGACTTCGACTTTGGTATCTGCAAAGTCTTCTTTGACGGCAACAAACTGACTGTCACCGAAGAGTTCTGGTACGACCTCGAGCATAAGCAAATCACCTTCGCTGGCAAGTTCTCCACCGGTCAAGCCATCCACACCTTGTTCGTCCATCGCGAGAACATGGTTAAGAAATTCCCAGGTTGGAAGGTCGTGATCGACGACCTGAAGAAGCGCGGTCCTGAAGATATGCCTCCGTCGTACCGTTTGATGGAAGAGCGTGTTGCTGCTGCCATCGCGAAGAAGGAGCGTGACGAGGCACTGAAGGTCAAGATCACAACCAAACAAGTCGATGAAGATGGCAATGGCGTCTACTTCGATGTGGACCGTGGCTACTACCTCGACAAGAACACCGGTGACGTGTTCGTGAAAGACAGCAACGGCAAGAAGCTGCGCATCATGGACGTCGTCGAGAAGTATGAGTCACCAAGTGATTCGTACACCAAGAACATCTGGGATCAATACGCAACTGCCACGGCATCCGCATCGCCTTGGATCGATACCGACTACATCTACCGTCGTGAAAAGGATCGCGAATACCAAGAGATGATGAAGCAGAAAGTCAAGCTCAGCTCACACGACTTGTCGGACTACTTCTCGATGGTCGAAAAGGCTAAGCAACTCGGAATCGACGAAGACGATTACTTCAAGATGATCGAAAGCATGTACGTCGCTAGCGACATCGAATAACACATAACACAAAGGAAACACATGATCGAAATTATTGCAGACCCAGCATTGGGTAAGGATGAACAAGGCAACCTTCTGACCCTGGAAGCTTCGCTCGTTCAATCGCAGAACTTGCTGGAAGACTCGAAGGTCGCGATCGAAATCGTCGTCAACGATGGTCAACTGGCAACCGAGAACTCGGAAGAAGTTCCGAACACCCAGCTGTACTTCATGATGAGCCTGGACGAGACCGCTGGCTTCATCGATCAACTGATCGGCATTCGCGATCACGCCATGATCGAGCGTACCAACATGCTCGAGCAAGCACTGAACTTCCGCAGCGCACAGCTTGCTTGTGCCAAAGGTCAAATCGGTACACTTGAGGTTGTGAAGGTCGCTGACAGTGACCGCGGAGCGGTTGGCTTTGGTTTCTATGACCTGATCTACACCGATGACTCTGGCGACGATACCGTGATCGCTCACGTCGAGAACATCGAGTGCTACGTTCCGTTCATCGAAGAAGAACAGTACGAATGGCTCCGCACCCTGGTCGGCGGCAATCACGCCTACACCAGCTCCATCAAAGTCAAGCTGACTGGCTTGAACTTCGAAGAGATTCGCAACAGCGTCATCAACGGCATCACCTCCAGCCTACGGAACCAATAACATGCGCAAGTACTTTGAAGCACAGCTTCGCAACTCCAAGCCTTGCGATGGCAATGCGCTTGGCCCTGCAACCCGTGAACAGGTACTCGAAACGATTCGCACTTCGATGCCGAGCAACAAAGACCCAGAGGCATATCTGGATCGCAAGATTCAGGAGTACAAGGATCATGCTGGCGAGAAGCTCGTTTACTTCCTAGGCTATTCGAATCCTGACGGTCGCCAACCAAAGGTCGAGGTATTCAAGGCATGGGAAAGCGAAATCGACGGTCTGTCGAATACTTGGCAAGTGTTGACCCCGGCTTTCGTTGACGGCTCCACACTTCCACGATTCACTGAAAAGGTAATGGCATTTTATGAGTAAGCGTAGTTTCCCAAGCATCTACTCGGAAGAGTATCAAGAAATTCTTGATCGAGTAAATGCAGCACGAACCGCCGAGACGTATCACAAAGCTTGTCAAGAGCTTTTGATCTACGTTGATCTGCACATCGATGGCATTCGTGCTGTATACGAAGAGCGTGGTGGTGTTCGTCCATATCAAGCTGGCACTGAAGTGTACTGCATGATCGAAGAAAATCTTGTTCGCAAAGGTCGTGTCTATGGCCATCGCTTGACCGAGGTCAGTGGACAGGAACCCAAGCTCGAGTACCTGGTTCATTTGTTCTTTGAAGGTGATGCCAAGTCGTCACCGCTTTGGAAGAACGCCGAGTTCGTGCACGACAAAGCAGAGGACGCTTTCAAATGAACAAGATTGATCGCACTTCTCTGCTAAAGACTGTGTGGATTGCTTGTGCGATTTCAGCAGTCTTTACCTCGGCTGGGGTATACTGTCTACTACCAGCTGCGGTGGTGACGTTCTTCGCGTTCATCACCGAAGACTAAGAGAGACAATTCTCGGGGATAAATACCTGCATCAGTGGATATTCCCGAGAACAAAATATGAAACTACAAGAATTAAAACTCAACGAAGGCTTGGTAGACATTTCAATTCTTATGACACTTCGCTCGGTAGCGATGCAAGGTGTTTCAAGCAATTCAGACGTGTTCACCATGTCAAAAGCGTTGATGGCAGTCGAGAAGGGTTATACCTTCAAGGCCTCAAATTTCAATGCGTACTATAACGAATTCTCACCTCCGAAAATCGTTATCGATGCAGTGAAAGGACTGTCAAGCGACGCAGTAAAACAATTGGCTCTATTCCTACTTCAAACACTTGAAGCAAAGAATACCCAGTTGGCATCATTAGGCTCTTTCAAGAGCATTGGCGAAATCATAGCTTATGCTACTAGAGCAGAGGCTAACGATTAAAACCATCTCCTAAAATAATAACAATAAAGGAAATACTGATGCCTAAGAAGAAATATGATGCGCCTGTAAAAGATACATTCATGCGCAATAAGCTACAAGCAAAGAACTACTCACAAGAGCTGTATATGCAGCACTTGCGAGACGATCCAATTATTCTGGGTCAAGGTCCTGCTGGTTCTGGTAAGACGTTTATCGCTACCGGGATTGCAGTTGAAAAACTGCTAGCGAATGAGATTTCGAAAATCGTACTGACTCGACCAGTTGTTGAGTCTGGTGAGAAGCTTGGCTTCCTGCCTGGTACGCTTGAAGAAAAGATTCATCCATATTTGCTTCCTTTGTTGGACGGACTTAACGTGCATTTAGGTCCAAAAAGAGTGCAGGACTTCCTAGCCGATGGTAAAATTGAGGTCGCTCCATTGGCATATATGCGAGGAAGAACGTTTGATAATTGTTTCGTGATTTTAGATGAAGCTGAGAACACGACGATCGATCAAATGAAGCTGTTTTTGACTCGCATAGGTTATAATACAACCATGGCAGTGAACGGTGACCACACACAAACCGATTTGGATAAGCGTGTGGAAAACGGCCTGACATGGGCAGTACGAAAGCTCCGCGGCAAATCTGAAATGATCAGTGTCGTTGAGTTCTCGAAGAGTGACATTGTGCGATCGCCGTTGATCGCAACGTTGCTCACCCATCTGGAATCCCCAGATGTTAAGCCTCAGAAGCCTTCACAATTAAATGGCTGATGAGATTTTTTCTTAAATCAAAATAATATAGAGGTATCATCATGGCAGTTATCGCACACACCACCCAGTTCGCAAAAGTCGTCGAGGACCTGACCGAGCGTTTCGCCAAGGCAACCAAAGGCCTGCGCAACAACACTCGTGGGACCCAACTGCACAAGTGGCAGTCCGACTTCGCTTACTACGTGAACGAGATCGTCACCGGCCCGGTCTACATCGCGCCGAAGATCATCGACAATGCGAATCGCTACATCGACGGCATCATCAAGCAACGTAAGGAAGAAAACGCACAAGCTGCGTAATCGACCGGCGTTCTAAGAAAAAGGCTACCAATTCGGTAGCCTTTTTTGCATCCAGCAAAATCATCCAGTAACACATCCACAGTGTTACAATAGTCCCGCAATATCCCACCTCATCCTCCACTGCGAGGAATAACCTCCCTTCAAACGACCGCAAAGATGGTCGCAAAATAAGAATGACTAAAATCATCGGAATGACGGGTGCCCATGGCACAGGCAAGTCTGCAACTCTCGAACACATCAAGAACGACCCAATCATCGATAACATCAAGGTCGACGATTACAAGTTCTCACGCTCAGTACTGAAAGCACTAGGCCAAACTCTAGAAGAAGCAACCGCAACAGTGGAATCGACCATGTCATTCCAGACCAAGGTACTAGATTCAGTTCGTCGCAGGAATCATCTCCTGAAGCTCCTAGAGCCCCAAGGGGACGTTACCACTCATTTGGTCGATAGATCAGTGGCCGATGTCTACGCGTACACCAGGCTATGGTCTGAGAAGAACGGCATCGATCGTGAATGGTTTGAGAAGTATGAGGCGAAATGTGCAGAGATGGTATCCGCCTATGATATTATCTTTGTGTTCCCGACCGGTAAGATTCCATTCGTTGACGATGGTATTCGTGCCAAAGAGGATACTCAAGCCGCAATCGCTCAATACATCGACGAGTTCCTTGCCAAGTATGCAAAGCGCTTCTACGTCGTTCAATCAACCTCGATTGAAGATAGAGCATCAGAAATCCAAATCGTTCTACACATGCTTTCGCTACGCCCCTCTGTTGCGCAAGCGTAAAACAACATCCAACAACAATAATAATGCAACTGACTCAACGTCCCCTACCAAAATATGGCTTCGGAATTGACTGGGAAACTTCGGGCTCTGCCTGGGGTGAAGACTCTACGATTGATTTTCAAGGCGTTTCGTTTGGCGCAGTGGTATTCGATCTTGCGACATTTGAGCCGGTAGAAACCATCTACCGTGAAATCAAGTTTGACGCAACTCGATACAAATGGTCGGAAGGCGCCCAACGCGTCCATGGCCTATCGCGCGAACACCTTGAAGCAAACGGTGTAACCCAAGAAGAAGCATCGGTCGCCTTGATGGAAATGTACATCAAGTACTTCGCTCCAGATGAGCGTGTCTTCATCATCGGTCACCACACCGACTTTGACATCAAGTTCACGCAGCAATTGCTTGAACAGTTTGGCATCATGTTCCAAGTCGGTGCCACCATCATGGACACCGCTGGCACCGGGCTGATCAACTTCGGCATTCACAAGTCGGAAGACTTGTTCCAATTCCTAGGTCTACCAGCTCGCACCACACACAACGCACTTGAAGACATTCTTCTAACCTTGAAGGCAGCACAGACCATGCGTGCGATCTTCAACGCTGCGCTGAACGGCTGATCATGATCAGCTTCGAACTTCACAACGCGATTGCGAATGAGCGAATCAAGCTGAAGGTGAAGAATCATCCTCGTATCAAGGTCGAAGGGAACACAGTTCACATCGATGCTTGGTGCGATGGTGATGAAGAGGAAGCGAACCGCGTCATCAATATGACTCGCAAATATCGCGCACTCACCAATCAAGCATACGAACTTCAACAGGCCGCACTATGAGCTTCTTCGGTATTGGTAGTTTCTACGAGACTCAAGCATATGAGTCGGCTGAGAGCGAATACTTCGATGGTCCTAGCTATGGTCCACGGACCTATGCGCCAATACTGAAGACTTGTAAGCATTGTGGTAAAGGCGGCTTCCGCTGGAAGATGCATGCAGGAAATTGGCGTATGGCAGATGCGGATGGTAAAATACATGCGTGCCTAACCGAAAAGGCTGCAGCTAAGAAGGCGAAAGCCGCTGCCAAGACCGATGACTTGGTCTTCGTCAAGAAGCAATCTTCTCCATACCGCCCCGACGAACAAACCGTCGACGACTTTGTCGACATGATGTTAGCCGAGATGGAACTGGAATTGATGCATGAACATAACCACTAACTAACACTTCCTTAACGGTTTAATGTAAAATGGCTACAAACTGGGATAAAGATACGATCAAGTCTCGTATCGCCGCTTCGAATGCTTGGGTCGCTAGAGCGATCTGGGTCCTTGCTGATGCCGCAACGTCGATTCGCATGCCTACTCCTGAACTGGAGCAGCAAGCTAAAGACGATGCAAAGTTCTTCCAGAACTTGCGCGACTTCTTCAAGGAGAATGGCTTCTTCACCGATCGCCATATCGCAGTGGCACGAAACAAGATGCGTGATCCCTATTACGATTATTTGTCCGCCGTCGCAGCAAACAGTTAAAGGAACACTTATGGCAATGTACAACGTCTCCACCCCACAACTTATCGTCGCAACCGTGCTGTCCGCCTTGATCGGCGCCGGCTCCGTTGTGAGCTACATGCAATACAAGGAAAAACAGGGCTGGCCCGTTGTTCAAACTGCGCCAGAAGGAACTTGCACTAAGGTGCTGAACCTTCGTAACGGTGATGCATACAACTGCGAAGACGTCGACGTGCTGCTCCGCCAGTACAAGACCGAAGTCGTGATCGAGAAGAAGGCGAAGGAAGAACCCGTACCTGAAGCTGCCAAATCCTAAGAGGTCCAGCGTGGGATAAATAAGGAAAACATCCTTATGAGTTCCCATGTCAAACTTCGAAGTATTCAAGTGCAGCGTATGTAATCGCCACATCGAAAAGCAAGTCGATCAAAAAAGAGCGCCGATCAGCAAGTGTACCATCACGTACAAGTGCACCGGCACTCTCCTCAAGGTTAGCGAAAGCGACTCCAAAACCATGACTGGTCCGGCATCGGACGTGGCACTCGCCAACTGGGTGCCAAGAGGTCGTGGCGCCTCAAATACTTCAACCGAAGCTGTAGCGAACTCTATCGCAATCAACTCTGCGCAGGATATTCTCTCCATCGCAGTGCGTGAAGAGGTAACTGCCAACGAACTATCGGCACGCTTCGAAATCAAGAAGCTGACCAATGCTTCGTACGTTGAGTATTTCTACAATCGCCCATCGAACACCGTCTTGATTTCTGGTCAAGATGATTCATCCAAGCGCCTAGCACTTCGCTTCGTGAATGGCTCAACACCTGACAAGATCGTGGTGTACCTGAACGGAGTTGAAATGTCGGCGTCAGGATACGATAGGAGCGTCCCAGGACGCATCGTGTTCAATCAGGCATTGGTTGATGAGACGAACCAAATTAGAGTCCTAGTGTACAAACAGGACGCTTCCTCGTATCTCACTTTGAACTTCGTGAGAAACGACCTGTCCACAGTGAAGCAGAACGCTTCGTCCTCATGGGGCAATGTCGAGAAGGCTGCGTTTGGAAACGTCAAGCATTCGGTGTTTACTTGCACGGATGTTTCCATGGTCCCGATCAACTCGAAGCTCGTATTGGTAGATGTTTCTGTTAAGAGCACCAACGAAGTATTACCGGCTGATTCTGGTTATTTGGTAATTGCCGATGCACCATATTCATCCTACGATAGAAACCTCAACAACGCCATTAGCATCTCGAAGTTAATCGGCAACGCAACAATTGTAGAGTATAAGAAGGACGTCAAGAATTCGCCGAAGTTCTATGTCGATGAGAAAGCTGTTCAAAGCATGTTCCCACTGATTGCGATTCTTTCAAAGGCTTCAGACGATGTTGATTCGGGTAAGGTCAACGATTCAAACACGAAGCTGATGAACGCCTATATCACCTAAGGATAAAACCGCGTGGTATAATTAGCTCTGCAGTTCATAACAAAAATAATATGTTAGACCTTAAATTCTTCTACATTGTAGAGCTAAATCTACAGCATCAAGCAGTTCAAAGACTTCCACTTGCACAAGAGTTTTTCGGCCAAGAATGGCTGACGCTGACTTCGGATGCATTCACTAGCGATATTGAATGCATCCAAGCCTGCAAGAAGCTCATGAAAGAGAAAGCGAAGTTCTTCAACAAAGATCAACGAGTAAAGTTCCTGTTTGCAGAGAACCCAGCCCTAAGCTGCCCAGTCGAACGATTGGACGACCTAGACCTTGGCGACTTTGATCCAAACGCACTCGTTGAAATGACCATCGTTGACATCGACGAAAAATGGGTCATGCGTTCTAGTGTTCAAGTCTTTAGCATCGATGCTCCAACCATTGATCGGAGACTACACTAATGGACGGCCTCAAGTTTTATTCCATGTTCGAGTTCCCAAAGAACAACGAACACTTCCCTCACCTCAACTGGGACTCTGAATTCCCAGGTATGCGAGGAGCAGTTGCCGGTTCAATCGAGTACCAAACGTACGAAGCTTGCACCACAGCCGCAGTCGAGTTTCTCAAACGGAAGCTCTCAGTTCTAAATGCGACCGAAGAGCGCTACAAAATCTACTTCGAAAAGAATCAATTCACCGACGAACAAAGCGGTTGGGAACGAAACGAAGTGGTGAAAATTTATATCGCTGATTCGCTCGAAACCGTGTATAATAACGTCTTCCAAGCTCGAGTATACTTCATCAAAACGCTTGATGATGCTGCATCATACTTCGACGCGCCAACTACCCTCCAGTAACACCTCTCTCACAAAAATAATAGGAAATATCATGCGTGCACCTAAACAGAAAAAGCCAGACTTCAACATCGAAACCATCCTGAAGAACCCAGTCGACGCACGAATGCTCAAGTGCCTGATCGACACCGCCCTGATCAGCAAGACCAAGATCGACCTGGAAAATTCGGCCATCGCTGATCAACGCAATGAAGCCAAGGACAAGCTGGGCATGCCTCCTGCAGTATTCAACAAGCTGGTGAGCGTGAAGCACAACCAAAGCCTGGCACAAGAACGTGCAAAGATGGAAACCACCGACACCACTCTGGTCTCGCTGTACGGTGAGAATGGCGGTATCGTCGGTCCAGTGGCTGACTTCGATGGTGCTGACGACGACCTGTCCGGCGACTACGAATAATCGATGGCTAAGATCGACATCAATGTCGAAGCCGCAGAGAAGGCAATCGAGAAGCTAATGGCTTTTCGAGCCTTCACTGACTCACTAAGCTTCGATCGTTTCGGTGGCTTACCAGACGCAGAAATTCAAAAGTTGAAAGCCAGAATCGACGATCTCGAAGAGACGTTGATCCCAGCATCGATGGTTAATATGATGTTATATTACGAGTCGAAGTTGACCAAGGCAGAAATTGAAGCCACGCGATACTCCATCATCAAGCAAGCTGTACGCGATGTACTAGCTGAAGAAAAATAATAGGAACTCTATTGCCACGTAATTTTGTAGGCGCGCAATACAGTAGCTATTCTCAAGAAGTTCTGGTGTGGGAGCGTGACAGCGATCACCCAGAACATGGTCGAATGCTGAAGCGATACAAAGCACCGTATTACTTCTATGTCCCAGATGAGGATGGCGAATACGAGTCGATGTACGGCATGAAGCTAAAGCTTCTGACGTTCGAAGACAAAGAAGCTTTCGAATCGGCATTGCAACGCTTTGCCACGCGCCAAAAACACGAAAGCGACATCAGCCCAGTCGACAAGATTCTAATGTCGAACTACTACAATGTCGATGCACCACAGCTGCACTATACGCTGCTTGACATTGAGGTGGACTACGATAGTGAGATTGGATTCTCGTCACCTGAAAATCCATACGCTCCAATCAACGCGATTACCCTTTACCATCAGTGGAAGAAAGAGTACGTCACGTTCGCAGTTCCACCACCATCATGGAAGAACAAAGACTGGGATAAACTCCTAGACAAAACGCTGCCATCCAAGGTCACGCTGTTCGAATCGGAAGCAGAGTTGCTCAAAGCAACCCTAATGTCGATTGACGATTCAGACGTCATCTCCGGTTGGAACTCCGACTTCTTCGACATGCCATATCTTGTCAAGCGAGTCGAGATGGTCCTCGGCAAAGATGCAGCGCGTATGTGGTGCTTCAAAGGTGCACCAGCTCCGCGATTCGAAGAAGTGGAACGCTTCAACGAAAAGCGCATCACGGTTCGACTCTATGGTCGTACCCACCTTGACTTCTTGCAGTTGTTCAAGAAGTTCGCATTCGGTGGTCGTTCGTCGTATTCCTTGAAAGCAATTTCAGAGGAAGAACTGCCAGACCTGCCAAAGCTCGAATACGAAGGTACGTTGGAAACGTTGTACTTCGACGACTTCAACTTCTTCCTCCGATACAACATTCGAGACACCGAAATTCTGGATAAGCTCGATGCTAAGTTCAAGTACATCGAACTGGCTAACGAGATTACCCACGCAAACACCGTCACGCTAGATGGTGCACTTGGTTCGGTGCGATTGATCGACACTGGTATCGTGAACTACTGCCACCACGAGCTAAAGCTACGAGTGCCAGATCGCAACACCAAAGTTGGCCCAACGATTGAAGGCGCTCTAGTCTTGAATCCGAAAGTCGGTATGCACCAGTGGATCGGTTCTGTCGACATCAACTCGCTGTACCCTTCAACGATGCGTTCGTTGAACATCTCGCCAGAAAAGATCATTGGTCAGTTCACACAGAACACCGGCATCATGCAGATCGATGGCGAGGCAGATTGGATCGGCATCTCGAACAAGGACAACCTGAAGCACGTCCTGTACTTCGAAGATGGCACGTATGCGGAACACACTGGCGCCGAATGGTATGAAATCCTGAAGGCTAAGAAGTGGGCTATCTCTGCATTCGGTACCGTGTTCGATCAAGGCAATGGCCAAGGCGTTATCCCAGGTCTGTTGACTTCGTGGTACGCTGAACGTAAGAGCCTGCAGAAGTTGAAGCTTGATTGGGACAACAAGGCAGACAAGTGCGAGCCAGGTTCCGAAGAGTACAAGAAGTGCAAGTACATGGTCGAGTACTACGACAAGAAGCAGATGGTCAAGAAGCTGCTGCTGAACTCGTTGTACGGCGCTGTGATTAACGAATACGATCGATTCTTCGATCCTCGCATGGGTGCTAGTACCACCGCAACCGGTCGTAAGATTACCGGTCACATGATTTCGAAAATCTCGGAGCTACTGACTGGTGAATATGCACAGGTCGTGAAGACCGTTACCATCGACAAGGATGGTGAGCCAGAAAACGTGTACACCTGCGATTCCAAAGCAGCAATCTACTCCGACACTGACTCGTGCTACTTCAATACCTTTGCTGACAACAAGGAAGAAGCGATCCTCGTGGCTGACACCGTTGGTGACCAAGTCAACGACTCGTTCATTCCGTTCATGCAAGAGAAGTTCCTGTGCCAACCGACTTACGATGTGCTGATCAAAGCCGGCCGTGAAGTTGTTGCCGACCGAGGCATCTTCCAAGCGAAGAAGAAGTACATCCTTCGTGTGGTCAACCTCGATGGTAAGGACGTCAAACCTGGTTCCGCTAAGGCACTGAAGGTCATGGGTGGTGAAATCAAGAAGTCGGACACCCCAAAGGTGATTCAGCAGTTCTTGAAAGAGACCACGCTGAAAATCCTAGATGGTGCTACGTACTCGGAGATTGAGACGTTCGTGAACAATGAACGTAAGAAGTTCAAGACCACGACCGACCTCATGTCCATTGGTATTCCAAAGGGCTGCAACAAACTCGAGATGTACTACGACGAGTTCGTTCGCTACGAGAAACCAGGCATCAAGAAGGTGCGTCTACCTGGTCACGTTCGCTCCGCCATCAACTTCAATGAACACCTCAAAGAAGTTGGCGACAAAGTGATTCAGCCAATCAAGTCTGGCAACAAGATCAAGGTGTTCTACTTGAAGCCGAACGACATGCAGTACACCAGCATTGCTGTTCCGGTTGACTTGGAAGCGCTGCCATCATGGTTCAAAGAAGACTTCGCGATTGACATCAAGAAGACTGAAGAGAAACTGATCGACCTAAAGTTGGAAAGTATTTTCGGTCCAATGGGTTGGGCGGTACCGACTCCACAATCAGCTCGCAACAATAAGCTGTTGGACTGGGGTTGATGTTATAATTCATACTCACGGATGACGATGGAAACGTCGTTATCCGTCCTAACAAAAATAATATGTCAAATCTCCTCCTCGTCAAGTTCGATCTGGACTTGTACTACTCCCACGCAATTGGCGTCTTCACCATCACTGCTGACAAACTTCAACTCATCGTTGAAGAAAATCCTTCCGTTTACCTAGGCGAAATCTCTGGTAAGCATTCCGAAATCGAAGAGCGCATTGCTAAGAACCTATTGGTTCTAAGCGATGACATCGAGTACATCAAGGACTTCCAAATCCGTTGTGGCCTCGAAGCAAGTGAAATCGGTCAAGAAGGTAAGGTGTTCGGTATCGACCCAATCTCCCACCTCGAAGAATCTGGCTTCTTCGACGTCTAATTCTCCTCCAAAAATAATATGAAGCTATCCCAAGCATCCATTCTCAAACTCAAGACCCTGCTGCAAACCGTTTCGCTGGTCAAGATCGATCGTCTGATCATCGAAGAAAACCTGATCCGTGGCGTCGATGAAGAACAAACCGTCGTCATCGTGTCGGACCAAAATGTCCCTGATCTGGGTGGTGCACGTGTTGGTCTGAATCGTCTATCGATTCTGGCAAGCCGCATTGCTCTGTTCGATACCGACGAAGCATTCTCGGTCGAAGCAGTCGAAGCCCCATCGCGTGACGAAGACGCAACCGACATCTCGTCGTTCAAGCTGGCTTCGAAAGGTTCGAAGTTCGAGTACCGTACCGCACGTATCGGTACCATCAAAGCTCCAAAGCGTGTCAACGACTCGTTCGTCTGGGCAGTGACCGTCCCAGTCGAAGCAGTCAAGCTGGCAATCAGCGCAGCCAACACCATGGGTAGCGATCAAATCGCTCTGGTGTCCAAGGCATCTGGTGAAGTCCTGTTCGAAATCGTCGACAGCGCAACCCAAGATACCTTCACGACCAAGATTGCTGACGAAGCAACCTGGATTCCTGAAGATGAAGATCAGCCATCGCAATCGTTCGTTCACTACTACGCGGTGAAAGCTCTGATGCCATTGCTGAAAGCTACCGCTGCCGCTGGTGAGCCAGTCCTACTGGTTGGTGAAGAAGGCATGCTGCAGGTGACCGTCAATGGCTACACCATGACCCTACTGCCACGCGAAAGCGAGTAAGCCATGTTCGCCTTCTTGAAGAAACTATTCGGGAAGAAAGAGGCCGCTCCGGTGGTCTCGCCAACTGTTCTGTCTTTCAACGTCGACCTACTCAAGGACGACAAAGGTGATGATGCTAACTTCGTTGGCATCCATCTGAAGGACGCAGCTGGCTTCCTCAACTTCCTACGCAACAGTGATTTCCAACTTGATCCACGTCTGTACTCGGACAAGGAACTGGCTCACATGTTCATCTATCAGTACTGCCAAAACTGGCTGGCTGAAAACCTGAAGCAACCAATGTTCACTGAGACGCACACGTTCCAGGCACATGGTGAAATCAAGTATGAACGTGTATGGAACACTGCCTTCGCTGAGTCGGTCGCAAAGATCGGGTTCGATACTCTGCCTCCGTCGGAAGACGAGATGATGGAGATGTACATGAACTACATCTACGGCACTCGCCTCATGGAAGAAATGGAGATGGCCGAAGCAGCCGCTCCGCAATCAGTTGCTCACCCACAACTGACCAGCCCAGACAATCAGTTCAAGGGCTAACACCATGCCATCGCACTATAGCTACAATCCTGGGATCAAGATTCCAGGTGGTCCCAAGAACGAACCATTGAATATGGCCGAGTTCGACGCCTATCGCTTGTCTTGCGGTGGCATCATCTACTACCCAAAGGCAAAATCCAATGGCAACTAAAATGGTTATCGACACCGCCAACCTACTGTTCCGAGTAGCAGCGGTGAACAAAGGTACGAACTTCGGTACCCCTGAGGAACAAGCTGGCCTGGCGCTTCACATGGCCTTCCAGACTGTCCACAAGTACTACAAGAAGTTCAAGCCAGACCAGATCGCTTTCACCTTCGAAGGTGGACGCAACTGGCGCAAGACTTACACCAAATCGGCTGAAGCTGTTTCGGGTAACGTCTATAAGGCAAATCGTGTCAAGGACGCCTCGATGGAGCCGTACTTCGCAATGATGGATTCGTTCCGCGAAGTCATGACTGCTCATACGTCGGCAATCATCCTTCGTAACGACCTATGCGAAGGTGACGATATGTTCGCTGCATACGTCCAGGCCAACTCAAACGGCGTAGATACGATCATCGGCATTTCTGGCGATAGAGACTTCGTCCAACTGTTGAAGTTCCCTGGCTTCCGCCTGATCAATCCTGACAACGGCAAAGATCGCAATCAACCAGGTGACAAAGAGTACTACGAAGACATCGACTACTTCGTGTTCAAGAAGTGTGTTCGTGGCGATATGGGTGACTATGTATTCAGCGCATTCCCTCGTGTCCGTGAAGACAAGATCAAGAAGGCGTATGCTGATCCACTGTATCGTGCAGAGTTCATGCGCAATACCTGGGACATCAAGGACGATGATGGCAACGTTGTGAAGACCAATGTTGTTGGTGAACTGTTCGAAGAGAACAAGCTGCTGATGGACCTGACCGCACAGCCAGAAAACATCCGCCAGTTGATGATGGAAACTGTTCGTGAAGCTGAAGCCAACATCGGTACGTACAGCAACTTCCACTTCCTACGATTCCTAGGCAAGAATGGTTTGAACACCATCGCCGAACACATCGACCAATACACCGAGATGCTTTGCTGCAATACTCGGTACAAGAAGAAACAAGAACAAATCGCTGCCGGTGAACTACCACCGGAGCCAGTGAAAGCAAAACGTCCACTACTGGATTTCTAAAATGGCCGACGATACCTGGAACAGACAGATCGAAACCGAAAAGAGCAAGTATATGCAAAAGCTGTTTCCATACCGCGATGCATATCTTGCCGACTCCGACCTAGCAGAACTGGTCGATACCATCGCCACCTCGGCAGCCAACCGTGCGTTGAATGCTGCTTATGGTGGTGAGCACAGCGATGGAGGTGCAAGTGCTGAGATTCGTCAGCTAAGCGCATTCCTCGATGGTGTGCTTTATGCTGAGACTGGCAAATTGCTTGGTCCATACGCCGAAGCGCTGAAGAACATCAAGCTGCAACAAGACCCAGACTATCAAAAGTACCTGGACCTCAAGAAGAGATTCGAAGGCAAGTAATGAGCTCGCGATACGCAATCCACCCTTTGGAACAGAAGTTCCGCGACGACATGATCGCACAAGCCAAGCGTGACGAATACATCAAGGACATCATCGATGAATGCGAAGAGCTAGACATCACTGATCCGAAGCGTATGGCTCGTCGTGCTTTCATCATGGGTCAATACTACGAAAGCCAGCTTCAGCAAGCTAAGACTGGTGTGAAGGTCGAACCGACTCGCACATACGAAGAATGGCTCGACACGAAGGTTGGTGCCGTAGTTGAAGGTGCTGAGGTTTGCATCCGTCACTACATCGGACCAGACCAGCACATGATCGCTAAGCTTGTCTACGAAACCTTGATGAAAGAACTCGCAAAATGATTCCGATGCTGTTCCTCATGATTGTGGGACATTACCTTGCAGATTATCCTCTGCAAGGGAACTTCTTGGCCGAGGCTAAGAATCGCAATACGGCAATTGGTAAAGAACATTGGGTGCATGCCTTAACTGCGCACTCGATGATCCATGCTGGGTTCGTTGCGATGGTGACTGGAAATATGTGGCTTGGTCTTGCTGAGGCTGTAGCACACGGCTTGACTGACTTCCTTAAGTGTGAAGGTAAGCTTTCACTAAACCAAGATCAGGCAATTCACATTGGCTGCAAAGTAATCTGGGCTTTCCTCGCTGTATTATTTTCGTAACGGTGTTCACTTTTGCACAGAAGTTGGATAGAATGCTTCTGTGCACAACGCACCTTGATTAACGAATAATATGGATGATGCCATGAGCACCGATACCGTCACCGCAACCCCTTCTGTTTACGAATTCGCAATCGCCAACACGAAGGCACACATCCGCTCGGACAAGAACCAGGCACTGGCTTCCCAAGGCCTGAAATCGCTGACCGCCTTCGAAGCGGCAGACGTCCTGGCCATCGCGTTCATGAAGACCAATGGCGAAGTCATCGCCGACTTGATTCGCGACTAATCATGGCGCCGAGTCCGGTATCAGCGGTTACCCTCCTCCGCAGAGAGAACCTCAAAGCATGGATGGAAGGCAAGCGAATCCCTCGAGAAGAGAAAAGCTACTTCAGCCAGCTGCTTACCGGCGCGGCACCATTCGGTGAGCGTGCAGCTCGTCGAATCGAGAACGACTATGGGATGGAAAAAGGTTACCTAGACCGTCCTTTAAAAGAGCAGTCGCGTGAGGAAATAATCAGCCTCATCGTTCAAAAGTTGGATAAAATGTCCATCGGCAAACTAACAGCGCTATCGACGTTGTTGGACGAATAATATTGATAGGAGTAGCAAAGAAATGATGTGGTATCTGTTTAAGCTGAAGAGCACCAATTTCGTGATCGTCCTGGCCAAGACCCGTGACGCAGCCAAGGAAAAGTTCAAGGCCGTATGGCCGAACGAAAAGGCCAAGATCGCCGAAGCCGGTGATGACATGAACGACATGCCTGACGGCGCCATCGAAACCCTGACCGCATGAAAAATCCAGCGCTCGTATCCTTCGATCGTTTCATGGAGCTGGCCATTGCTGCCGGCCATGAAGATGATCATCCGTTCTCGCCAAAGGGTCATGTGGTCCAATCGACCCAACTGATCTACATTAAGTTCGTGCACCTGGTTGCTGCGGCCTTGAAGGAAGTTGGCGGCCAAGCGATCAACCTGATGCTGACCCACATCGACGACATGGCGGTGGAAGCCGGTGAACGGTTCTATGTCATCGACTTCAAAACGCCCGGCGCGACAGTGGATACGATGGCGCTGTATCATTCCGAAAAACGTAAAGGCATGTACTACAAGTACGTTAGCCTGATCGCTAAGGAACTGTCCATCGCCGAGGAAATGCCAGCACAAGAAAAGCTGAACATCGTTTCGCGTGTTCTCAAACAGCGTCGTGAAGAAGCATTCAACACGCAAGAACCGGCGGCAATGCATCTGAATACCACTGTCAAGATAATCCAGGAAGAAACTGCCGACTTCAAAATTGGTGGCGAACTTTGCTGGGGTATTGAGAACTAATCATTCTCCACAAAACAAAAAAGGACCCAATGGGTCCTTTTTGCGTTTCTCTTAAGCTTCTGCGTTGCCTAGTCCGTAGACCACAACCCCATACTGTTACCGCATCCAATTACATCCCTAGGGAATCCTCTTATACGGTGCAGTTACTTAATGATTGATTAGCCTAGATCAGCTGGGATTGCTTCAGCTGGGTTGCTGAATTCCATGCCTGGCATCTTAGCTTCGATGGTGCCTGCGCTAGCTAGACCGCCGCCGAACTGAGTCGAGGTGGTGCCGGTGCCGCGCTTAACTTTGATTAGGTTTGAGTGGAAGAAATCTAGAGCGTTCATGCCGTTCTCTAGTTTGGACTGAGCTAGTAGTTCCCATAGTGGGTACTTGTCAGCGTGCTGTGAAGTCACGATGCGCTTTAGGCGAGCTTTGTCGATCACGTCTAGAGGAGCGATGTCGATGTAGTGTAGGGTGCCGTCTTCAGCACGCTTGACAACCGCGATTTCTTCTAGAACACCGTCATTGTTCACGTCAACGTATTCGATGTGATTTAGGGTTGAAGCTGGAGCTGCCTTAGGAGCGGCTTGACGGGTTGATAGTTGGTTCTTCATGTGTTCTCCTGTTTATTATGAGATGGAATTTATGTTTATATTTATACCCCCAGGAGGCGGTCATTTTTGCCTCGTGGAGAACGCGTTCTGCATAATTCTATTTATCTAGCGAAAAATACTCACTTTTCGCAGTTTCCGCAATAAAATACCTTTCACCATTCTCCACAAAAATAATATGAACGACTTAGAACATCAATACCTGTTCGATCGGGTCGTTTCGGCTGCTGTCGAAATCGCTCGTGTCGAGTCCAGCCTTCCGTTGGAAGAAGTAAAACAACGCGCATCTACCGTCCTCACCAAGTTGTGGTCGTATGATCTTTCGCGCAACCTCAACAAGCGTGGCGTCATCGCCGAGCTGGCCAAGTCCATCGCCGACCAAATCAAATAATATGAACGCTAAAATCTCACTTTGGGACTTCGTCTCTTCCATCACCACGCCCACCATCCAGCGTCGGCAAGTGATGGAGCATTTCAGTGCTGTCGGCAATCTTGAGTTCATGCTCAATGCCATCAAAGAGCACTGCAGCGCCGCAATCATTTCGACTGAACCCACCGTATACGATACGGAGAAATTCAAGAAATGCGTCGAAGAGATTGCTGATGGCGCCACCGTCTCGTTCGGCAAGACCGAGTCCAAAGTGCAGTTCAGCGTTGTCGACGGCCGTGGCGATCCGAACCAGCCGGATGTTATCAAAACGGCATCATATCTGGAACTTGAAGAACTTGTTGATCCACTGTATCCGATCAACATCTACGTGACTGGCGAAACCGGTCTCGGTAAGTCGACGGCAATCTTCGCCATCGGCAAGAAGTTCAACAAACCGGTGGTTCGCGTGAACATGTCCGGCTCCACCGACCTTGACGACTTGATCGGCGGTATTCGAATCGTCGATGGCAACACCGTCTTCGATCCGGGCCCCGTGGCTCTTGCGATGGAGATGGGTGCGATCCTGCTGCTTGACGAATGCGATGCAGGTAAGCCACAAATCCTGATCGACCTTCACCCTGTCCTCGAGCGTAAAGGCGTCCTCGCCAAGAAAGCTCGTAAGATGATCTACCCGGCTCCTGGCTTCTGCGTCATCGCGACCGGTAACTCGAAAGGCTCTGGCGACGCAACGGGTAAATACATCGGCGTGAACTCGATGAACCATGCGTTCATGCAACGTTTCGCAGCGATGGTAGAGTTCACCTCGCCCAACAGGGCCGAGATTGAGACTATCATCAAAGGCGCTGTGCCGAAGCTCCCTTACGGCGTCCTGGTGAACCTATGCAACTGGTATCAGCACGTCAAAGAGGCGTACGAATCCGGTTCGGTCACCGAATACATTAACGTCCGTAAGATGCAAGACATCGCGACCATTTGCATGATCTTCCGTGCGAAGAATGGTACCGACACCTCAGTCTTGAAGGCGCTCCGCAAAGGCCTCGCACAATACGAAGAATCGGTTGTTGAAGCTCTGGTTCAAGTGTACGACACGATCGTCGAAGACATCGATGAAGCCAAAGCTCTGCAAGCCGCAGCAACACCAAGCCAACTCGCCACCGAACCATCGCGTCTCGATGAAAGCGGTGCACAGATTCCTTTCTAAGCATGATGCATAATCCTAAAATCGAAACCAAGCTGATCCTCGGCACCGAAGAAATTGCGAAAGCATATTTGCTCGTCGTTCCGGATCGAGCCGAACGTATCAGCATCGACGACACCGAGTACCAAGTCTTGGAACGCCGCTTCCACCTGAAGACTACATACGACGGCGGTCGACCATACGGCTTCTCACAAACTTGCACCTTGATTGTCAAGGCATTTAAGAAACCAACGCTCGACCTCTGATCATGAACAAGAAGAAAGTTCAACTCCCAATCTCGAAGTCCGCGATGATGATGCGGAACATGTACGACCTCTATGCGAAGATGCTTGCCGTCGAAAACATTCAGGTCGTCTTCGATGAAGCGATCGATGCACCAGCACAGTTCGACATCTTGAACCGTGTTCTCTACATTGCGCCGGTGCATGCTACGCAAGTTGAACTGATTCCGGGCCTCGTGATCCATGAAGTTGGCCACGCGCTGTTCTCGATCCTTCCGCCAGAAGATGCTAAGAAGCTGAAACGCATCTCCAAACTCCTGAACATCATCGACGATGGCTATCAGGAGCGGATGACTTGCAAGAAGTATGCGAACGCGAAGAAGCACCTGTTCACGATTTTCGACCACTTCTTCTTGAAGCAAAAGGACGATGTGTACAACACACCAAACGTCCTTGTGAACATCGTGAACACCTTGAACTTCAACTGCAAGGGCTTCAAACATGGTCACTACAAGAAGTATCCAGGAATCGTCACGGACGATGACTTGAAACTCCTTCGTCAAGCCGAGATGATCGCTGAGCCGTCGCTGTTGAAGCGAGACGAGTTCGCAAAAGAACTTGCTGAGGCTTTGAAGAAGTACGGCGACATGGACGATGATGGTATGGACCTGAACCAGCAAGGCAAAGGTCAAGGCGATGGCGACAGCGAGCCGCAAGAAGGTGGTGGTGAAAGCGGTGAGGCCGGCGAAAAGGGCGAAGAGTCCGAAGAAGGTGAAGGCAGCTCCGGCAAAAAGAAAGCAAGTGGCGGTCATGCGGAAGACATGGTCGAGCAAATCCTCAGCGAAAACGAGGACTTGCTGAACGATCACCACAAGAAGTTCGAGCAGAAGACTGGCGGCTCCACCACCTATGAATTGCCAGACATGGACGAACTCCTTTCGTTCGCTCGGGTCGTTGACATCCTCGAGAAGGATAGTCCGATCACGAAGGCAATCGAGTCGGCACCACTTGACTTGATCGACAAGTACAAGAATTGCCAGAAGGAAGCGAAGAAGATCGCCACCCGTATCTTCACGAAGTTCAACCAACGCCTTCAAGCACAGAACTATGCACATACGCAATACAAGCGTTCCGGTGTCCTCGATCCAGAACGTGCTGCATTGTTCCAAGTCTATGACGATGTGTTCATGAAGGAGTCCATCGAACCAAATCAAGCGAACAACGCCTACTCAGTGGTGCTTGACTGGAGTGGTTCGATGTCTAGCTCGGTCTATGCTCTGATGCTTCGCGTCATGGAGCTGACGTACTTCGCTAGAATGGCCAACGTTGAAATCGAAGTGTGGTGCTACACAACTGACGAAGGCGCGAAGAAGCCTCCTCCATGCAAGAAGAACGTCGCATTCATGGGTTCTCGCATGATCAAAATCTTGAACACGAAGAAGAACAATCAGCTCGAGATTGAATCACGCTTGAAGCACTTCTGGTACATCACACGGAACATCGTGGGCATGACGCCGAAGTTGCCTGGCATGGATGGCTACTGTTCGAAGTATGCACTGTCTGGCACGAACATCCTTGAAGGATTGATTCTGGGTCATGGACTTCTGACAAGAATGGATGCCGAGAAGAAGGCATGTTTCCTGTTGTCCGACGGTGATGACTCGTCCTGCTTCGATCGGTTCTACAAAGCATCATCTGGTGTCGTGAAGGCTACATGGAACGATGGTCGGGTTCTTGTGCATGGCATGGACGTCACTAAGGCGTTTCCGGCCTCGAATGTGCGTCAATCGTCTAAGGCGGCGATAGCGGACATCTACCGCGGTGTCGGACAGAGAACTGTTGGCGTCGCATGGAATTGCAAGGGCGCTCAAATGGAAGAGTACTCGGACAACGTGATCCAAGCCAGGAGTTTTGGACAAGCCGTCATCGATGGTTATGTTGCAGCCGAGAATGTCTTCGTTGACGAGATTGTCAAAAACCTGCTTTAACCGTTTTCGTATGATATAATTGTTCCCAATTGGAAACGAAGAGATTGATATGACTATCACCGATAACCGAAAAGCACGACACGACTACTTCATCGAAGACCGCATCGAAGCTGGAATCATGCTTCAAGGCTGGGAGGTGAAAGCCATTCACGCCAAGCAGATTTCGCTGCAAGAAGCGTATGTGATCAGCAAGAACGGTTCGCTCCACCTGTTGGGCGCGACCATCACCCCGCTGATCCAGGCATCGTCGCACGTCGTGAAGGAACCGAGCCGTACTCGACAGCTGCTCTTGCACAAGAAGGAAATCGAGAAGCTGACCGAACGTGTCAAGCGTGCTGGCTACACCCTCGTGCCACTGAACTTGCACTACACTCGTGGCAAGATCAAGCTCGAGATTGGCCTCGCAAAAGGCAAGAAGCAACACGATAAACGTGATGCACAACAAGAACGTGACGTGAAGCGAGACATCGCTCGCGCAATGAAAGGCGATCGTGAGTAACAAGCCTTACGACGAAGGAGTCATCGTCAAGTACGACGGTGCTCCGTACGACTGTGGTTGCCACTATCTGGTTGACATTGGCTTCCACAACAAGATCATCAACCTGCGTACCTACGCACCTCAGCCTCGTCCGCTGACCATGAATGGCAAGCTTATCGTTTCCCGCTGGGCCGCGGTGGCGATGATTGACGTGATCAAGGAACAGTTCCCTTCCGAGAACTCAAACTATCTCGTGATCGAAAATGAGCCTGTCATCGACTAAGCCAGAGAAGGAAGGTTGGCAAGCTTTTGTCGACGGCAAGAATGAAGACGAATGTCCGTTCGCCGTCGACACCGAAGATTGGACCGATTGGATGATCGGTTGGCATGAAGCACGCCTTGCGCCAGGTATGGAGCATTGGAGAAACGTACCATGAACCAAGCATTCTTTGAACACGCGATGAAGATCATCGACAACCTGACCGACGAAGAAATCTTCAACGGTTTGGTTGAAGCTGGCTTTGATCCAGACAGCATCACCATTCGGCAGTATCCCGAATTGCCTGAGGGCTATGATCCTCAAGCAAAGCCGGAACCGTTCAGACACCCGTTCCTCGATCCGGTGTTCTGCGGATAACAAAAAACTTCAAACACAAAAATAATATGGGCACCATCAATATCAATGGCCAAGTTTATCGCGGCCAAAATGTTTCCATCATCAATGGCGTCGTCACCGTCGACGGCGTTCGTCAAGACGACAAGGTCTCGGGCGTGGTTGAAGTCCGTGTTCTCGAAGGTTCGCTCGTCGACCTGACCACCGATGCTTCAGTGCAATGTGGCCTCGTGACCGGGAACATCTCGGCCGGTGGTTCCGTCAACTGCGGCGATGTTCGTGGTAGCGTAAATGCTGGCGGCTCGGTTCGTGCTGGTGACATCACTGGCTCGGTCAACGCTGGTGGCTCGGTGCGTTATGGCTGATAAGCCAGAGCCGTACAAGATGGAAGGTCACAGCTTTGCCTATGTTGTTCGCGGTACCGCATATCGGTATTGCACGACCTGCGGCTTGGTGGCTTTCAAGAATGAGCTGACGCGGTGGGCAATCGATAAGGGTTGCAACTACAAAGATCACCCGAGCTACAAGAACAAACTGTCCATCACGAACCCATTCCTATGAACTACCGAATCGTTGCACTAGAAGTAAAGCAAGGCGAGCGGAAGCGCTACGTCGGCCCTTATGCTTGGGGTTCTCATCCTAAGCTGGTCGAGTCGATTCTCGACGCCGGCAACTTCTTCAACAGCCCTCAGGAAACGATAGAACGCGCCGCTGGATCGTTCCGTCTTCCAACCGATAAGGTGTATGCCTTCTCCGCTACGTCAGTCGACTCGATCGATCTGGTTGAAGTTGAACTGACGATGACCGAAGTGTCTCGTAAGCCGGTGAAGTCATAAATCCAGTAGCGGGGAATGAGATTTCCTCGCTATAAATAAAATTGGTGTATAATTTAACCAACTATCTTTAAGAGGAACATTTTCCACTTACTTTAACAACCACTTTATAAACAGAGTAATTCGCGATGTAATTCGTGTGTTACCTTTAACGCCAAACGTGAAAAGGAGAGCTACGTATGAAAACGACATTATTTTTGCTGTCAACTATTGCCACATTAATTCTGTCTTCGGTAACTTTGAATGAACTTGAACTTCATGAAAAGGTTACGAAACACGGGACGGCGGTCATTGCCGCCAAAACAACCATTAAAGGTGGAGACAAGAATGTTCTCATTCTCCCTCCAAATTTAACCGCAAAACAAGCTGAAAACCTGACCTACGCGTATCGTATCGCAAAGGAAGATGGTCACAAATATCCAGAGCGCTACCAAGGACTGATTTACCAAGAGTCCAAAGCGGGCGGTATGAAAGGCTATGCGGTTGCCGGTCAAGAGTTTGGTTTGAAGCCGTTACAGAGGTACTACGGCGTCCCGCAAATCAAGCTAGGCGCAACCAAAGATGTCCTTAAGAAGTATCCAGCCCTTGGGGCGTTCAGGACTGACGAGGAACTCGTCGCAAAGCTTATCACTGATGATAAGTGGGCGATCCGCGTCGGCAGCAAGTACTTCAAGATGGTCGGTGAAAGTCCAGTTGCCTACAACAAAGGACCAACCGGTGCTATCGGTGTCGACCCAGCGACGAATGATTACTCGATCAAAGTCGCCAACCACGTAAGAACTGTAGTACAATCGGTGAATACGAGGAACCCAGCAGCACTTAAGCTGGCAAATCGTAAAGCAGATTCTCGTCTCGCTGCAGCACTCTAATGAGAGGGGACTTCGGTCCCTTCTTATCCCACCTTCAACACGAATCCAATATGTCAAAGCATAGACCTACTATGGGCGTCTTCCTGGCGCTTACTTTCGAAGATGAGATTTACCGGGATTATTCTCAGGTCTGCTCGTCGATCCAAAATCACAAGTTCCAGAATCTCCTAATCACCCTTCGTGAAGATGGCCACTTTGGTTTTCTTGGTGGCAGTGCTGATGAAGGCGAGACCGAGCTGCAAGCTCTTGAACGCGAATGCAAAGAAGAAGGCAACATCGATTTGCCATGGCTTCTTGCTTGTGTTCCAACCGATGCATTCAGTCGTGTATGTGAACACACCCTACACGATGGCTACAAAGTCATTCTGTACCACCTGAAGATTAACAAGCTACTCGCCAAGGACGTTATCCGTCAAGCGGTTGATGCTGAACATTTCTTCACCGAAACTGCTGGCATCGTAAGCGTCGCCATCCACAACAAATCCTCGTTCCATCAAAACAAGTTTCTATCTTGCATGAGTGACGAGTTCAAGGCAATCGCCAAGCTGATCGACTCCACCATCCTCGACACATGGGGTAATCTAATCGAATGAACATGAACACTGACATGGAAGCTCTCATCAAGCAAAGTGTCAGGTTCGAAGGTCGTTCAAAAGGTTGGGAGCATTGCAAATGCAAGGTTTGCAATGACTATAAGGTTCGTGCTTCATTCGCATTTGAAGACGACCGCATCAAGTACAACTGCTTCAACTGCGGCCTATCGCAGTCCTACAAACGAGGCAGCACCTTCATGGCGCAGGAGTTCAGAGACATCCTCCATGCGTACACCATCACCGACAACGACATCGACCTGATCCTAGGCAAGAACTTCTTCAATAAGGACGTAATCACCCTGGCGAAGAAGAAGGCCGAGAGTAAGATCGCCGAAGTAGAACTACCTCCCAATTGCTATCCGATCCCTGACGCCGATCCTGATGATCTATGGACGATCGTAGCAAAAGAATACCTCGAAGAACGAGGCCTATCACTCCAAGACCATACTTGGTATTTGTCAACACATTTAGAATATCGCGATCGGCTCGTCATTCCCTACTACAAGGACGGAAAGGTGATATATTGGCAGGCGAGGTCATTTGATGACAACGCCAAAAAGCGATACATCAACCCTAACGTTCCTATCGAACCTATCCTTTTCGGGTATGAGGAATTAGAGAAGTCAACTCAACAACCGCTGTTCATTATGGAAGGCGTCTTCGACGCAATCTCTATTGGTGGTGTGAGTATGCTTGGCAGCAAATTGTACAAGCAACGTCTCGATGCCTTTTCCCGCAGTCGTCGACGCAAGATATTTGTGATCGACAAGAAGGATAAGCAGAACAACGGATACAAGCTAGGCGTTGATGCATTGAAGAACGGATGGGAAATCACATTCGTTTCTGGCGAAGACACCAAGGACGTCAATCATAGTGTTAGTAAGTACGGCAAGCTATGGACGATCCAAGATTTAATGGAAAACGCCTGTGGTGGTTTTGCAGCTCAAGTAGCTCTTGAAACCATCTGCAAGAATCACGCCGTCAAGTAACACTACACGATAAGAATAATATATGAATATCGAGAAACAGCGTCTGCTGATTTCTTATTTGTCTTCGGACAGCGATTTGTTCGCACGTTGCAACACAATCGTCGATCCAAACTATTTTGATCCAGAAGTTCGTCACTCAGTTCACTTCCTAAAGGAGTTCTACGAGACATATCGTGCGCTTCCGTCCGCGGAGCAGATTAGTGCCGAAACTGGTAATCACTTTGCCGCTCGTCCACTGACAAAGACAGAAATCGAATACGGTCTACGTGAAGTAGAAACGTACTGCCGAAACAAGGCAATCGAAAAAGCAATCTTGGCATCACCCAAACTCCTTGATAAGGGTGACTTCGACAAGATTCTGGTCAACATGAAAGATGCAATTTCTGTGGCCATCAACCGTGAATTGGGTTTGGATTACTTCGCCAATCCCGAGGAGCGACTAGCCAGAATGCTTCAAATGAATGCATTGATTCCAACTGGCTACAAGGAACTGGATCAATTCCTAAATGGTGGTATCTCGCGTAAAGAGCTGCTACTGTTTATGGCAGGTTCAGGTGTTGGTAAGTCGATCTTCATGTCCAACGTGGCGATCAACTTCCTCATGCAGAAACTTAACGTGTGCTACATCACACTAGAGCTGGCTGAAGAGGTCGTTGCAAAGCGTTTCGACACGATGATCACCGGTATCTCTCAGAAAGAAATCTTTGAGAAGATGTCGAAGGTACATGCAGACCTTGAGCAACTGCGCCCTCAAATGGGTAAGCTGTTCATCAAGCGTATGCCAGAGAGTACCACGAATGCTAACCACATCCGTGCATACCTCAAAGAGTTCGAGATGATCCACGGCTTCCTGCCTGACGTTATCGTCGTCGACTACATGGACCTGATGACCTCCAATCAGAAAATCTCTGCTGAGAACCTATTCGTGAAAGACAAGTACGTGGCTGAAGAGTTGCGTTCGATCGGTAACGAATACAATCTGCTGATGGTAAGTGCGTCGCAGATGAACCGTGCAGCAATCGGTGCTGATGACATCGATCAAAGCAACATCGCAGGTGGTATCTCCAAGATCAATACTTGCGACAACTTGATCGCCATTATCCAGACTGATGCAATGAAGGCTGCAGGTGAATACATGCTGAAGCTAGTCAAAACTCGTAACTCGGGTGGCGTTGGCAAAGTATTGATGTTACGTTGGAATCCTATCTCGCTGCGTGTCACTGACCTTGATCATAGCCAAAAGGACAAGATCGAGTTCGTTAAAGGTGATGACGTTAAGCGGAAGGAGAAGAAGAAAAACCTGCTTGACCTAATGGATGTATAACACATAATGGAAAATAATATGTTGAAACTTGATGGTATGGAAAAGATCGAACAGAACGCAGACGACAAGCTGATGTATCTGCCTTCGAAAGGCCGTTTGACCACCGAACGCGAAGAAGCCAAGCGCAATCGCGAATCGAAGTTCAAGTTCTTCGATCTGCCAAAGGACGCGAAGATTCGCTTCCTGCCTGACGCTGCCGGTCCGATGTTTACCTCGAAGGACTACATGGACCGATACGCTGATGTCTATGCAATCGACGACAACCCGCGCCACATTGCCATGCCGCTAGACATCAGTGGTTCGATGTCCGCCAAGATCACCAAGACTGGCCAGGAAGCTCTGTCCAAGATCATCAACGACTACATGGAACAAATGAAGGGCATGAAGTCTCTGTACTACATCCGCCCGACCAAGCCGGTTGATGTCATCACGCTCGACTCACTGAGCATGGTCACCGAAAGCATGAAGACCTACCGCGAGGAAGAAGATGCGACCGACACTCTTCGCATGAACATCCTGAAGGACCGCGACCAGCAAATGGCCACCGGTTTCTTCTACGCTCCGTACATTCCGGAAGGCCTCGGTAAGAACGAATACAAGGTCGTTGAGCCGATCGGTTCGACCGACACCCTGTCGAAGGAAGAATTCACCGCCGATCCACGTGAACTGAGCCAGAACAATCTGTGCCAGGAAATCAACGATCACATGATCAACCTCGAAGTCAGCTTCGACTATCCCCTGAAAGGCAAGAAGATCAACGTCGGCGACCTCGACATCTGCTCGATGTACGATCGGATCAGCCCAGTTTTCGACATCGAAAAGCCGCTGAACCCATGCAATGAAATCGCACTGGGCAAACCAATGCAAGGCGTCGCATTCGACATCGAAGCTGATCTGTCGCTGAACGAAAATTGGAAGTCGTGGTTTGAGACAGACAAGGTCTGCAACTTCTTCGACACCGAAACCACCTACGTTCCACTGCCAACCCACGTCACTACCGGCAACGACGCACTGGACATTCTGTTCGGTGGTGGTCTGAAGCCAGGCACTGTGACCCTGATCGCAGGTCAAGCCGGCCTCGGCAAATCGGCACTCGCCAAAAGCGTCGCTGCTGGTCTGTCTGCTAATGGCACCGAATTTCTGTACGTGACCGCTGAGCAATCGTCTGAGGCAATCGTTGAGCGCATTCAAGGTCTGAACAACCACAACACCGATACTGGCTACAAGGTCGTTCAAATCGGTGACTGGTGCCTCAACGGCTTGGTCAACCTGATTCGCGAAGAGACTGAAGACCTGGCAAATCCACGCGTCGTGTTCATCGATGAATTGAGCTTCTTCAAAGATGCTGGTTCGCATATCCTGGGACGTGAACTGCGTCAACTCGCGATCGACCTGGACGTGGCAATCGTTGCTACCAATGGTCTGGCTCGTGCTGGTAAATACGACATCACTCCTCAATTGCCAAGCGGTGACTTCGGTCTGCTGGCTGCAGTCGATGTTGCAATCGCGATCACTCGCAATGGCAACGAAACTGAACTGACGAACATCAAGAATCGTCATGGCAATACCAACACCAAGTTCCTGTTCGATGTGCATCGCAACCTGATCTGGGAACCGATGAAAGTAGTACCAGAAATCAAAGTGTTCGAATGCACCTTTGGTGGTCAAGCCGAAGGTCGTGGTTCGCGTGTCACCGAACTGCCAAGCGGCAAGCTGATGCCAGTCATTCTGCCAGTTTCGAAGCGCACCTTCGCTGATCTGAAAGCTGCATTCGCACCAAAGGTCGAAGACAACTATCCGGTTGCTGACTGGCTGTAATACAAAAATAATAATAAGGAAAACATGACTACTGAAACCACTCAAAACGTCGTTACCATCAACGGCAAAGAATACGAAATCGACAAGCTGTCGGACACCGCAAAAAGCCTGCTACAGATTTTCAATCAGTGGCAAGCTGACCGCGATGAAGCAGCAAATGCTTTGACCAAGGCCAAGATCAACCTGGCCAAGAACGAAGCCGCATTGCGTGATCTGTCGCGTGAAATCGTGGAACTGATCGAGAACGAAGAAGCTGCTCCAGCTGCTTAATCGCTGATCGCTTAAAGAAAGGAGGCCAATTGGCCTCCTTTTTTCGTATCTGATAAATATCCGTGAACCTATACATAGACCATCATGCCATCACAATCATTTAGAGATTATCTGGACGACAACGATTACAAGCCAACGTTGAAGTCGAAATCCAAAAGCATCGAGTATCTCGAAGACCTCAGCGTCGGCGACTTCATCAGTGCTATCCGCAATCTTCACAAGAGTATCGTGGCTGAAAAGCTGGACGGTACTGCATTGACGTTTGGTCTTGATGATGAAGGCGAGTTCTACACCACGCGCTCTGGCAAAGGCAGTTCAGACAAGCTATGCTACAAGACATCCGATTGGGGCATCTCTGCCGCGTCGAATGGCTTCAAAGCAACTCACGCTGCGCTGAAGAAACATTTGGAAGTCATCAAGACGGTGATGCAGCCAGGTGAAGCGATGGACGTAGA